AAAAAAACAAAAAAATGGCTTTAACACAAGGACACGCAATTATATGTTGCGATAGAAACCGAAGAGGTGGTCTAAAAAGAATCTGGTTAATGGAAAAAGGTTTAATCACAGGAGGTATAGGTGCAGTTACTTATCATGCTAATGGTGAATTTATTACTTTCCCTTCTAATAACTGGTATGAATTTGAATTTGACAGAGGAACTGCTGGTTTCAATGCAAATGCAACTAGAGAGAATGGTTCAACTCTTGTTAATATTGAACTAGAATTTTATATTCCAAAAATCACTGAAGAAATTAACACTAGACTTAGAGAATTAACTGAGTCTTGTGGTATTCACGCTTTATGTGAAACTTATGCTGATGATTGTGATGCTGATGATCCAGAAACTTATTTCTTCCTTATAGGATATGATAAAGTATTTGAAGATAAGGCATATTTAGAATTTGCTTCAGGTGAGCAAACTACAGGAATGGGGTTACAAGATGCAAATGGTACTTTGGTTAAATTAGCTGGAGTTCAAGCTGAATACCCAAGAGAGGCGTTGATTTTAATCAACAATACTAATGCTGCTAATGCTGCTGCCAATCTAATTGACATGTATCAGCCTTCTACAGGTGCTACTCTTGCTTGGTACACTGACTAGTAATTAACTTTTTTATGAGAAAAAGGGGGGAAATCCCCCTTTTCTTATAATTTTTTATATATTTGCACAAATAAATACATTATGGAATACAAATTCAATAAAGAATACTTTGTCTCTAATGATAGTGATGAGGTTGTTTTTGGTAAAAACACTATATTAGTGGATTTTTCTTCAAACTTAAGCCAAAAGGTGTTAGGTAAGATATATAATTTAGGCAAACCTTATGTTAGCTTAGATATTGATGAGGTTGTTGTACCTGAAAAGGAGATCGTTAAGAAATATACGTCAAAAATAAAAACAAAGAAAAAAGTTAAAATAGATGAGCCGAAAAAAACAACAGAGTACACTACAGACGAAGAAGAGTCCTAAAATATTAGGGTATTCATTCTCGAAAGACGTAGCAAAGGAAGTACCAAAAGAACCTAACTCATCAGATACATTAAGGGATGAGTGGATTCCTTTCGGTAAGGACAATTTATTCCCACAGGAATTATCAGAGCTTTCAAGGGCTGCATCTACGCATAGGGCAATACTTGGTACTAAAACAACATTCAGTATAGGGGAGGGTTTGAGAACTAATAATAAGGCATTACAATCCTTGTTGGATGACGTTAATATGTATGGAGAATCCATGGATGATGTTGCTAGGAAGGTTTTATCGGATTATTGGAAGTTAGGTAATGGTTATATGGAGGTCGTGTCTGGACAAGGCTATATAAACTTTTTCCATCAAGACGGAACTACAGCTAGGGTTCATAAAAAAGGTAAGCATATATTATTGCACCCAGACTGGGAAAATGCAAGGAGATACCCAGACGACATGAGGAAAGTACCAATCTATCCTGATTTCAAGAAAGATGGGGATGTTTACCGTACAATGATTCATTTTTCTGACTATGAGAGTACTTATTATTACTATGGTATGCCAGATTATTGTGCAGCTTTAGATCATATTCGTATAGCAAATCAGATAGGAGTCTATAATCTTACACGCTTCAAAAACGGATTTATGCCTAGTGCAATCGTTGAGCTGAACGCTGATATGGGGGAATCTGAGGCTCAAGACTTTATAGATGACGCTGTTGCGAAGCTAACTGGAGCTTCAGACACTGCAAAAATATTATTCATTGCTAAGAATGGTGATGGAGATGCTACAAATGTTCAAATAATTAACGATACAAGTGATGGTTCTTTTATGGAGCTACAAAAAATCACAAATGACAATATAATATCTGCTCACAGATGGAATCCTGCATTATCAGGGATTCAGGTGGCAGGTCAGTTGGGAAATAATCAACAAATACTTACTGCTTATGATATTGCCATGAGTACGGTTATTAAAGAACCTCAGCAAATGTTCCTGAAGGTATTAAAAAAGATATTAAAAACGGAGAGAGGGATTGTAGCTACTGATCTGCGATTCTACACTAAACCTCCTGTTTCTTTACTGGGGACAATTAATCCTGCTGAATTTATTACAATTAGAGAGGGTAGGGAAATATTCCATTTACCTGAACTGACAGACGACCAGCTTAAGGAGTTGATCGCTGAGAAATCAGTGGCAAAGAAAGAGGAAGTAAAAGATCCATCAACCGATAAAAAAGAAGAAGATGCTAATAACTAGAGCCGAAGTAGTGAGCAGAGCAATGACTAATGCAAATTTCGATACGCATTTAATAAAGTCAACTTTTATTGAGATAGCTGAGCTTAATCATGTTAAACCATTTTTAGGAGACGACTTATATAATCTTTGTGTTGGAGGTTCGTATGCTACATTAACTAACAATTACATTAAGGATTATTTAGCGTTTTGCGTGAAATTTGAGGTTTTACCAGACATTACTTATAACACAACATCTCAGGGGGTTGTAGACAATATGGCTGACTTCACAAGTTCTGTTAGTGAGAAAAAATTAAACTATTTAAGGCAAGAAACATATAAAAAAGCAGAGACTTTTAAAAAGAAAATGCACTTATATTTAGATGCTAATTCATCATTATATCCAGAATGGGGAGGGTGTGGCTGCTGTGGATCATGCAGCTCAGGAAGCGTGAGCAAGAGACATGGAATAATAACATACTAATAAATGAAAAATCATAATAATTTAGCAGATTCACAAATACATAAACCTAAAGGGTTTGCTCCCGCTAGAGCTAGGAGTGTATCTACTAAGAATAGCAATAATGAGGTAGAATGGGTAAAAGGTAATTACTCTACAGATACAGCTATAACCTGTAGAGCAGATATAGCTGGTGATTTACAACATAGGCATATAACTGTATATAGCAATTATGATGCCTTAAAGTATGCTGTTTATTTTCAGATAACTGCTGCTACTATTATGGCTACTCCTTCAGGTTACAATGGAGTTATAGCTGTAGATGTGACTGCATCAGGATCAGGATCAACATCTTCTCAGGTTAGCACTGCGTTACATACTGCGTTGAATGGGCATACTGACTTCACTTCAACTAGATCTTCTGAAACTGGAGTTGTTACTTTAGAGGATGTGATGACCTCTACAGATGTTACTGATTATAGTACTGGTTTCTCTTTTAGTATATCTAAAACTGAGATTATAAACGAGATGTTAATAACCGACAGTACTGGGGAGATGAAATGGACTCCTTATGCTCCTTTAATGGGAGCATCATCAGATAAAAACTACGTTCACATTCAAAATGTTACTTCTTCGGTTTGGGTTGTAACTCATAATTTAGATAAATACTGTGCTGTTGCAGTGGTAGATTCAGCAGGAACGGTTGTAATTGGGCAGGTAGATTACAACTCTTTAAATCAAACGACACTTACTTTTAAGTCTACTTTCTCAGGAAAGGCATATTTCAATTAATAATAAATAATAATAAAAAAACAAAAAAATGGCAATTAAATTCTTACACGACCTTGAAGTACATGGTAACATAGACTTACAAGGAAATCAAGCACAAAATATGGTTGTGCAACACTTAGGTACAAATCCCACACCTGCTGAGGGGAGAATATATTACAATACTGCAAATGATGTATTGATGGTTTGTAATGGTACATTAGCATCAGATTGGACAGCACTATCTTCAGCAACTGGAGATATTACATCAGTAATTGGTGGAACTAACATTAATGTATCTGGAGGTGATACAGGAGATGCAACTGTAAACTTAGATACTTCAGTAACAGATGCAATAGCTCTTAATACTGCAAAAACTGGAATTACTAGTGGTCAAACTTCAGCAATTACAGCGAATACTTCTAAAACTGGAATTACGACTGGTCAAGCTAGTGCAATTACGAATAATACTAATAAGACTGGTATAACTAGTTCTCAATCAACTGCTATTTCAACTAATAGTGGCAAAACTGGTATTACTTCAGCTCAAGCGAGTGCTATAACTGCAAATACAGCTAAAAATACAGATGTAAATCATAATGTTACTACTGATTTAGGAGTTTCAGCAACTGATGGTGGATTAACAATAACATCATCTGATGGTTCTGATGTTTCTATACCAGCAGCTACATCATCTGCTTGGGGTGCAATGACTGATGAGCAAGCAAGTGCTGTTGTAGCAAATACTTCTAAGACTGGTATTACTTCAGGTCAGGCTTCTGCTATAACTGCGAATACTTCAAAGACTGGCATTACTTCAGGTCAAGCATCTGCAATTACAGCTAATACGAATAAGACTGGTATAACAGATAGTCAAGCTGAGAAAATAACTGCAAATGCCTCTAAAACTGGTATTAGTTCAGCTCAAGCTAGTGCAATTACAGCTAATACTGCAAAGGCAACAGATGTTAATCATAATGTTTCAACAAATTTATCTATTTCAGGTACAACAGCTGCAAGAACAATAGCATCTTCAGATGGTAATGATGCTATCATTCCAGTTGCAACTACATCTGTTTCAGGTGTTATGTCGGCTGCACAAGTATCAACTTTAAATGGAAAAGCTCCAAAGGCTTCTCCTGCCCTTACTGGAACTCCAACAGCTCCAACAGCAGGAACTGATACTAACACTACTCAAATAGCAACTACTGCTTTTGTAAAAGCTAATGTTTCAGCTCTTATAGCTGATGCTCCAGGTGCTTTAGATACATTAAACGAATTAGCAGCAGCTATTGGTGATGATGCTAATTATGCTTCAGGTGTTACAACTGCTATAGGACTTAAATCTAATACAGCTTCTCCAACATTTACGGGAACAGTAGGAGGTATAAGTAAAGGAATGGTTGGGTTAGGAAATGTAGCAAATATTGCAGTAAGTGGAACAAATACTGGTGATGAGCCAAATGCAAGTGTAAGTGTAAAAGGTATTGTTGAATTAGCAACAACAACAGAAGCTTTAGCTGGTACTGATGGAGATAGAGCTGTAACTTCTGCTGGTTTAGCTGCAAGGTCATACACTACTACAATAGGTGGTGCTACATCAATAGCAGTAACTCATAGTTTAGGCACAAAAGCAGTTATTGTTCAAATGTTTGATACATCATCTTTTGAAACTGTATATGCACAAGTAGTTAGAAATACTGTTAATCAAGTTACTGTAGATTTCCGTACAGCT